ACTTACCTTTAAACTGTGGAGCATCAGACTTTTTAAAGTCATCAACCCATGCTCCCATTCCGTCCTTTACTGATAATGGCATATTATTTTCCTGCATCTTTAAAGTCTTGAGCTGTTGGAGCTCCTTTTGAACCTGGCTTTCTCATTCTTTCGCCAGAACCTTGTTTAATTCTTTTTCTTTTTGCGTGGATATTATCCCAAAGACCTTTCTTTTCTGAAAGATAGTTTTTAAAGGTAATCATACTTCTTTTGTCCTTCTATTAACAGCACGGGTTCTAGCCATTCGTGCTCTGTCTAGCATACGATCATGTCTTATTTTATCAGCTTTATCTTTACGTTTTTCAACTTCTTTCTCTCGAGAAATCCGTGCACGTGTTAATTCAATATTTTGTTCTGAAAACTCTTTAAAATTTTTCACATCTTCGCTCAATGATTCTAATTTAACTGAAAAATCTGCTGTTTCATATTCAATTGTTGGATCACCGACTTTTTCTACAGCATCTAACCATTTACGATATTTATTACCAGATCCTTCAATAATAACGTAGTTAGATCCAAGTGTTTTAACCGTAGCAAGTTCACCGGTTTCTTTTACAACTACGGTATCACCTTCTTTAAAAAGTTTACCGTTGACATATGACTCACGGATTTCTGATACTGTTTCTAATTGAATATGCTGAGTAGTTTCTTTTGCTTCTTTTAAACCCATTCCTTTGCGGACCATGTTGTAAATAGCTTTTGTATCAGCATTTGAAACATTCCGCGGAATACCTTGGCTAAAACGAGTAAAGTCATTAGCTGCAGCTGCGCCTCTCATTTTAGAGGCTGACATTCCCTCAACACCTTCTGCATCTGGATCTCTTTCACCAGCAGATGTGATAGTAATCTTGTTAAAATTATAAAAACCATGGCGACCTTTTTCACCATTATATTTTTTAAGAAGGGTGCCAAACTCTAATACACGATCTGATCCAACAACCATAACAATATTGATATAACCTTCATTATATAATTTAGTCATTGCGTCAAATACTGTTTTAACTTTAGGATCCAACATAATTGAACGAGCATGCTTAGGAAACATTTTACGAATTACTTTGACTTTATCTTTATAAGCCAATGGATTCTTTTTTGCGTCTTGAGATTGAGAAACAAATACTCGATACGGATTCTTACCTGACTTAGTAGCCAATGCATTTAAGAGCTTCTCATGACCAATAGTAGGAGGGTTCATTCTACCAAAAGTAAAATAAACTGTTTTTTCTTCTTCAACTAGAAAGTTCTTAAATGAATTGATCACCGGTTGCCGCCTCGTTTCTTAGCGAGTTCGGCTTTACGTACTTCTGGGAACTTCTTCTTAGCAAGTTGATCAATTCTTTTCTTAATAGCTGGTTTTTCTAATCTTTTTTCAATTTCTTTTCGACGAGCATATGTTAATTCACTCTTCGGGATATCCTTTGTAAATTTTTTAAAGAACATCATACGAATTTGCTTGCGGGCTCTAGTTTGAAGTTTTTCTTTTGATGCGATTCTACGCTTAGCTTTTTCTCTGCCGCGTTTGATTTTTGGTTGAATGCGTTTAAACATACGCTTACGGTCAATGCGCTGTTGTACAGTAAGTGCTTCATCAACTGTTTTAGTTACCCAGTGAGAACCATCTGGATCACTGCAATCATGTTTGCAATCTGTGGTCGGTTTGCAGTATTCGTCACCACAATCTTTGCATACTTTAACTTGTTTTTCTACTAGTTCGGTGGATTCGCCGATCGGACCACCTTCGCCTACACCGATAGTTCTTTTGCGGCGATAGGCACGGTAATTAGTGAGGCTGTCCTCACCAGGAAGGTATTGAGTTACGTGCATATCATCGAAGTCATAATTAGGCTTTTCTAAAGGCCCTAATCCTTCAATGGTAAGCACGTCTTTGAAACGTAAAAGCTTCGCCATATTTTCCTCTGGTTTTTTTCCATCTAATATATTATGAGCGACGTGGCGTTTGCCAGCCTTTCAAAATTTCTGGGCTAAAGTTGGCGTATGAAAATTCCATACGATCAACAATCTTAACCGCATCACCACCAAGTGTGTCGATAGCTACGAAGCCTTCCGACCCTGTGGTTATATAACCGTTTTTAGTGTGTTTCAAGAACGTACTAATTTTATTAAAACGGTCTAATATATTTATAAGTTTTAATTTCGCCAGAATAATCATTTTTTGTAAATCAAAGATTTTTTGTAAGCTTAATTTATTTACTGGTGAAAAGAAACTTAATATATCAGTTAAGGCTTTTTGTTGAGCAGCTTTACCTTTTTCAGTTGTTCTTTTGTCTATTTCTTTTTGGTATTTATTTTTGATCCAGGCGATGAGTTTTCTGGTATGCGCTGTAGTATCATTAACAACTGTGCCTGCTCGTACGTAGGAGTTGTTAAATTGCTCAATGAGTTTTGCAAGTTCTTTATTCCGTTCGAGCTGTCGTAGTGTTGATCCTGAGATTTGGTTAAACAATTTCCCAGCTTCTGAAAGATATTCATTGACTTCCTCCGTGTCCTTTTTAGACATTGTAAAGTTAGTCATGTCTCTTAACATTGCGTCTTGTGACCATACGTCTTTTGTTTTTTTCAGTTTAGAGACATCGACTCCATACGATGCTTTCATCGTCTCAAATGTCTTACCTGTATAAGTTGTATGCCAAACAATTCCTATTTTGGCTGCTTTGATTTGCTTCGCCATCTCTGTATCCGACGGTACCGCGTAGATAATCGTGTTAGGATGGAAAGTAACATAGGATTTTCCTTTGATTCTCTTAGTCTGTATATCAGAGCTTGAGAAAAGAAAATCGCCTTGAACCACACCTCGTATCCCAAGAGCCGGCAAGTAAGCAAGAGCTTGTTTAAGTTTAACCGAAAGGTCGCCACTAGTGTCTGCATCAATATCTTCATTAGTTTTATAAACCTTTGGTGACTTATTAAAGATTCCTTTCTTCGCTACAAAAAATTTGCCATCACGAGGATCGGTACCAGCAAAAATAGCAGGAGCTCCATCCCATTTAACAGAAACTTTCCCATCATGTTCTCCGGCAAACGTGTCTCTTAAAGCGCGTAAAGCAAGAATTGCCTCACGCGTACCTTTGACTCCGCCATAGAGAACTTTATCCTCGATGTGAGTCATATGAGTATTCTTTTGTTCTGTAATAAACTCAGCAAAATTCATTATCGTACCTCAATCCAACCAAGACTAGCAAATCCTGCTTTGTTTGAACCTACACTAGCAACAGCAATCAAGAAATTACCAGAAGTATCACCTAATGTGGTTGTGGTGTTGCGAAGTAATTGCGTAATGCTACGTTCAGGAAACGTATATGCATTCCCTTGGCCAGTACCATTTACAAACGTAGTCGATAAAACACTTCCACCGGTAAATCCTGTGGCTGTAAGATTGTATTCAACGGCACTTTCACTACCAAAACTCACCCAGGTGCCACCCGTAACAGTAGGTAGTTCAATAACACGAATAAAGATATCAGTATTGTCTAAAGTTGCTGCAGAGAATTCGTCTGGAATAACCACGCTGTCAAGTGCTGTAGATTTTAATCGTATAGCGACCAAAGGATAGAATGTGTTAGCAGTTGACAGTGTCCTACCTGTGATAGGAGATGATATGCTGTTCTGCCTACCCAATAGTTCTGTTGTACCTTCTGTGCTAAACGAGTGTGAACCCTGATAGAAAGTGTGTGTGCCTGCTGTACCACCGATATTTTCTAGTTCAATTCTAACCGGCAACGCCGCTTTGGCTGCCCAAGTATGTGGATGGCGATTGGCATGAAAAATACGGTGTATAGGAAACTTGTTGTTATCAATAATGAAGTTCCATTCAATCATACCAGCACCGTACCATTCGTACTCTATGCTCATATGCTGAATTGCTGTAGGATCTGCAGTAATACCACTAGGTCCTGTTCCGTCTAACTTATCAACGTTCCACTCATCACGAGTAAAACTTTCCTCGTCAATAACACCAAGTGCCGAGTTTCTACGAAGCACACATCGATAAGTTCCATCACCAGAATCCTCAAAAAAGAATCCATTGAGATCATCAAACAAGCCAAAACGTCTACGGATGCCTGTGGTAGGAGTGCCAAAGATCATTGTCATTGACACTTCACCCTGTCTACCAGGAATGTATCTTTGAACACGCTTGGTCTGTCTGTATACTTTATCGCCTACATTTGGACCTACCGTCAATTCAACCATGCCCAAGTATGGTGCATGAGTAGAACTACTGCTCGCACCTACTATAATTTCATCCCAGATGTCTAAGTCTTTACCTGTAGTAAAAGTTCCAAAGTCCGTGATTTCATATGTACTTACTTTACGTCTATTTTTAGATGTATGCTGCACAGTATCATCGTCAACAAGAACTACTTGCTTACCAAATGGATTGACAGTAGTAACAAATTCACCATCTTTGTGAGCTAAAAGATTGACTTCATAGATGTCATCATTCCTTTGAGGTTTAAGTTTATTGTCTCTTTTCTTGCTATACTGAGCCATTACAAATCCTTAACTCTATCTGAAAACTTCATCTTAGTGGCTTAATATCTTTAAGATTAATAGAAGGTTTAATAGTACCACTTGTAATTGCCTGCATTTCAACCGCTTTAGAATCAATTTGACCAGCAGCAATGATTTGTCCTACCTTATTACCTGAAGCTGCCTTACTATACATGAATACAATGTTTGTTCCGCTAAAATAATCTCCAGCAACTTTTGCATAAGATTTTTCAATGTCTGCCCATGCTTTTGGTTCTAATTGTTTCAGCCTATCCATCTGACTACGGTTGATTTCAGAAATAGCATTCTTTCTACCTTTGTTGGCGGCAAGCATTTCATCTGGATATTTTTTCTTAAGGGCTTGTGCCTTTGATAGTATAGGAGCTAACTCACCTTTACCACCTAGCTTGAATCCTTCGATCTGCTGTCTTCCAATATTGAATGTCACAGACTTTGCTTCGTATTCTTTTCCGCCGACAAAGAGGTCAACACCAGCACTTCCGCCTCCACCTACTCGAGCACCATCAATTAGGAAATACAACATCAATTCTCCTGGACCGATTCCCGATTGGTCAAACTGATACATGTTGTAGAATGCAGTATTGTTTTCTTTCTTTAATGCAGCGATACACTCATTGATTTTTTTAACATCAAACTTCTTAAGAAACATATCTTTTTCACCAAATTTGGGAAATAGATTTTTCACATAAAGATATCTAACTGAAGGCTGTAACTCAGGTGTTAAGTCAGAAACACTTATATTGAACTTAGTTACTTTTTCTGCTCTACGAATAAAATCAAAATCTAAGTCTAATTTCTTAGCCATAGCCATTTCCTTCAACATTGTTTTAAATTTTTTCATGAGTATACTCTACTACAGTTTTAAAAATAAGTACACAGTTTATTGTATATTTATAATAAAAAAGAATAGAGAAAAGCGGCATTGCGCCGCTTATCATTATCGACGTTCGTATACGTAAACGTCAACTTCTGATGCATTCTCAAGACCACCGACGATATTGCCGAAATAGTCATAAGAGACTGGATTTGGTGAGTGTGGAAGGAAATTCCAATATGGCTTAGGTGCTACCATTTTTTTAAATGGACGGCGGCCACGAAGACAAACGCGATAGCGAAGATCTGAACCAACTTCTTTTTCGTCTAGGTTCATTTTCTTTACGCGTTCTTTGATAATCTTAAGATCCTCGTCAAAGTTTTTGTCAAGAGTCTTAAGAGTTGCGATGTAAGATTCTGATACGCGATTCATAATGTATTCTCCTCAATGAATATAAAGCCATTATACCAAACCTGACGGAAAAGTACATAGCCCTATATAAAAAACATATTATAAAAAAATCAATAACTTAGAGAGTTTTTTAAAATTCCACTTTTCCTTGACGTGTGATTTTAGTTACGATTGTTTTTCTATTCTCATCAACGCACATTTCAGTTTCTTTTGTTTCAATTATGAAATAATCCTCAGGTGGTAGTTGGCAATTGCATTGCTTTGTACCACTAGCAACATACCAAACTATACCACCAATGAAAAGTACTTCAAAGAACCATTTCATAGATTATTTAATGTACTACGAGCATCTTCTTGTGCTTTATTAATTGCATTAATATCAACCGGAGTAACAACATCAGTAGACGTACGATCATCTTTATTTGTGATATCTAAGCCAAGAAGAATAAATGATCTGAATTTATTGCGTTCGCGATATACATGCTTCTTAACAATCTCATATGATGATACATCAATATTTTTGAAACCAGATTTAGATACACGTTGTGTTTCTTCAACCGTGACACCTTGACCAATAGAAGAATTATCAGCCATATAAGTTTTGATTTCAGCAGATACCTTTGAACTAATCTTATCACCTAAGACAATTTTAGCTTGATGCATTGCTTTATCCATAGAAAATTGAAGATCAGATGATAAACCTGCACCAGATCCATAAATCTTTTCTTCATTATCACGTGGAAGATTGATATACCAATCTGGAATATCTTCCGGTAATTGAATCTGAATCTCAGGTGGAGTATCAGATAACTCAATGCGATCAGGTACTACCATAATACCCTCATCTTCCGGATCAGGTGCCTGATTAAAATTAGCACAACCACCTAAAACGGCGAGGCTAGCAATTAGCCCCGCAAACTTTAGTTTACTCATTATGCGGCCTCCGCAAATTCGATGGCAGTTTCCAACGCATTCTTCTTGCGTGTTTGGTTTCCGCCAAACCATGATGAATACAGACGATTGTCTGCGTTACGTCCTTGGACGTGATCAGTAACATAAGTCACTGAGTTATATGCCTGCCACCATGAACCTTCAGCAAATTCAGCACCAGGCTGAGACTCAAGAACATTGAGACATTCCTTTGCATTCCGTGACAAAGTCTCGACAGACAACTTCTTATCCTGTACACGCTTGTCAGACGTACGAGGATAAACCGTATTGTAGTATTCAATCAACTTATCCATTGAGAAACGCTTCGAACCAAGGTACTCAGCCATCTCACGGTATGTTGCAAGCTTTTCAGATGCAATGCCAAGAGCTTCCTTGACTTCACCTGGATTGAACTCAACACGGTGGCCAACTTTCACTTGACGTTCTGCTTGCATGCTCAGTGAAAGAGACAATGTGTTATTACAAACCACACGAATCGGAGTGAATCGAACATCGATTGACTTACCATATTGATGTGGGTTAGAGAAAAGCAGATACGATTCAACCGTATCGCCACCAAACAGATCAAATGAATCCTTGACTTTTGCCAAAGCCCATACCATTTGACCATCTTTCAGAGATCCAGCAGTGTGCATCTCCATATCACCAGCAAACACGTATTCGCTGAAGAATTCGAAAGCTTGCTCGTTCTGGACTGGATTCCAGTCTTTACCTACATTGGTAAGAACTTTACCGTCAGTAGAACGAACGAGAGCTTTCTGGCCAGTAGAGATGCGTTCGCCGTTGAAGTCGACAAAAGATTCGCATTCCTGAACTGACCAATCAACGCCAGCTTTTTCCATCATCTGGACTGGTGTTAAATCATTTGAAACTGGAACTCCAAGGCCGTGCCAAGGAACTTCACCCGCGTATGCCATTGTTTCAACTTGATGTGCCATAATATAAATTCCTTTAATTTTTCAATTTAGATAAGTATTATACTTTGTTTCAAAGCAAAAGTACACAGTTTTTTTCAATTAATTTCAATATTTTTTACGTGGGCTGCAATCTCATTCGAGAAATCAACTACTACGGTTCCAAGTTCTGGATTGTAAGCAATCGCAAGAACACCAAGAACAAAACCAATTAAGAATCCCATAAAAATTCTCTCAATTCAAATTATGGTACCATTATACCAAGTTTGATGAAGATGTACACAGTTTAAAGATAATTAGTTTTAATATAAATATCAATAACTTAGAATATTTTTAAAAGGAGTTTAAAATGATTGATCATGCTGCATACACAAAGGCTATTCACAGAAGTCAACATTGCCAAAGAAATTGGGATTTAAGTAAACAAATTTCACAAAAAGATTTAAAACTTTTAGAGATTGCTGCAACACAATGCCCTAGTAAACAAAATCATTCATTTTATGCTTTGAAATTTATTACTGATAGAGCATTAATTGAGAAAATTCATGAAACAACTAATGGATTTGGAGTAAAGGATAATCCAGATCTTCCTGCTAGTAAAGAAAATACTGCGTATCATACTAATTCTCAAACTCTAGCAAATCTATTAATTATTATTGAATATGCAGAACCTAGTGAAAGGCTTAAATGGAGAAACGAGACATACAATAATAAATGGAAAAAAGATGCCGATATGTCAATTGGAATTGCAGCAGGCTATTTAAATCTTATTGGAACTTTATTAGGATATCAAACTGGTTGCTGTGCATGTTATAACAATAAAGATGTTCAAAAATTAGTAAATACTAAAAATGATATTGCTCTTATGATGGGAATTGGTTTTAAAGATAATAGTAGACCACGAAGAGAGCATCATACTGAAACTGAGTTTACTTTTCCAACGAAGAAAAAGGAAGAAATAAAAGTAGAATATTTATGAGTATACATGAAAGAAGTAATAACACTAATCGATGGAACAATTTTATAGATTTAGTGCCAAAGTTTACATCGAAAAACACTATACTAGATTATGGAGGAAACCGCGGTAATCTCCTTTATAATTCGAATGGTATGATTAAAGAAGAAAATTATACTTCTATTGATATAACATTAGACTGTATTGAAGCAGGAAAAAAAGAATTTCCAAATGCAGAATTTATTTATTACAATTGCTATAATTATATGTATAATCATAATGGATATTATTTCGAAAAATTTCCGGAAATAAAAAATCATGATTATATTTTTTCATATAGTGTTTTTAGCCATACTGATTTAATAACTATGATTAATTCAATTAGATGGATGTTATCGTTAAATCCAAAAAAAATTATATTTTCGTATTTGGATATTGATAATGTAAAGTTAAAAAATTATTTTTATAATAGAAGAATTCAACAATATGGATCTTGTATTGACTTTCGAAATATAAACACAAATATGTATTATGTTATTGATAATAATGAAATTATTAAAAACACGATGATGTTAATTAGAAAGGATTGCCAGCAATTTATTGCATTATATAATACTGAATGGCTAATTAATCAGCTTAGTCTATCTGGATTTAATGCAAAATATGTAACAACAAAACATACTGGAATTCCATTTATAGAAATATCATGATAGATATAGAAAGAATTTTATTAGAGCTAGAACTATTACCAAAATATGATACACAGATCATGCTACAAGGAGTGCATGGTCAAAGTGATCCATTTTATGGAATTAAGTCCTCTGAATCTTGGCCAGAAAGTGAACTAGAATTTAAATATCCTATTTTTAATATGCCGTATACAAATTCAATTATCGAAAAATATAATTTATATAGATCTAGAATAATGCGTCTTAATCCAAATAGATGCTATACATATCATATTGATAAAAGAAAAAGAGGTCATATCCCCTTAATAACGAATGATAAATGTTTTTTTGTGTTTGATGAATCAGACGGTGAAATTATAAGACGATATCCAGCTGATGGAAATTATTATGAATTAAATACTACTATTAGG